TCTTGCTCAGCGCAAAAAATCCTCGCTGCCGGTCACATTGGGAGTTTTCAGATACACCCTAGGAGGTAGCTATGAACGACAAGAAAAGAATGTCCGTCACGCAGGAGCTTGCCGCACTGCTTCTGGCGGATGAAGAGGCCGGTATCGCGGCGCTGGCCGAGGAGTGCAAGTGCTATGAGCCGCAGGAGCTGCAAGCACTTTGGGTCATCTACCGCGAAGACGGCATCGGCACGGAGGATGAAGCCGAAAGCTTTGTCGCTGTCGCGCTGGAAGGAGATATTTAGGAAGGAGGAAGCCCCATGCCCAAGATGAGAGTGGAACGCACGACGGACTACCGTCTGACGGCGATGATCCGCGGGGAGATGGCGGCGCAGTCTGTGCCGGTCGCGACGGCCTGCCGGTATGCCGGATGCTGCGCGAACACGCTGTACAAGATCTTCGACTCCCCTACCGCGTACATGGACAAAACGCTGCGCCTGATGCGCGGGCTGCACATCCCGATCGAGTCCGTGCGCGAAGCCATCAGCTATCCGTACTGATACCATAGCAAATTATGCCCGGCGTGACCATGAGAAATACCTGCCGAAGGGCAAAGGCGGCTTGCAGACTTGCTGCCGGAATGGAGGACATATGCCAAATATCTACGCAGCCGCCCGCATTGCAAAGGGCATTACGCAGGAGCGCGCAGCCGACGCGATCTTCTGCTCGGTGCGGAGCTTGGCGGACTATGAGAGCGGCGTGCGCATCCCGCCTTCGGATACGGTCGTGCGGATGGCAGAAATTTACGACGCGCAGTATCTGTGCTACCAGCACCTGCGTCAGACGAGCGAGATCGCCCAGCGGTTAATTCCCGACGTGCGGGAATGCGACCTGCCGGAGGCCGTCCTGCGGCTCATTGACCAGATTTATGACTTTGCCGACGCGCGCGAAGACCGCCGCCTGATCGCCATCGCAAAGGACGGCGTCATCGACGACACGGAACGGCCGGAGTTTGACCGGATCGTCTCCAAGCTCGACGAGATCGTCCAAAGTGCGCTGGCCGTCGCTTACAACAAAGGAGGATAATTTTATGAAAAAGCTTTACAAACTGGCCGAGAAACTCATGTGGAGCTCGGTCGTGATCGCCTTCGTGGCCTTTCCGTGGCTTGCCGCGAATTGCAGCATGATCTGAGGTGCGCGAGATGAGCAGAAGCGTAAAAAAATCCCGCACAGCCGCTGCGAACGACTGCACGGGAACGGTGTTTTGCAACACCACAAAGGCATCTTTAGTTTATCACGGTTTGCTGCCAAATGCAAGTGTGGGGGAGGTGAAATTTTGGAAAATCAAGAATTCCGGGCCTTCTGGTCTGTCATCCCCGCAACCGTCTTAGACGATATGCAGCTGCCGGCCAACGCGAAGATCCTCTACGGCTTCTTGTCCTCGCTCATGCAGCGCGAAGGCTATTGCTGGCCGTCAAACGCTCAGCTTGCCGAGGCGATGCACTGCTCGGAGGACGTGATTACGCGCTGGATCGCGGCGCTCGGCAAGGCCGGGCATATCAAGATCACGGTCGAGCCGAACCGCAAGACCGGCGGCAAGATACGACGCATCTTCCCGTCGCTTCCCGAGCCTGTTTTGCAGGAGGACAAAGCGGGGTACTCGGATAAATATCCTAGTACGTACTCGGATAAAAATCCGAGGGTAGTCGGACAAACTTCCGAGTCATTATATATAGATGGATATAAAAAAGAGAAGAAAAAGAAAAAGGAAAAAGAAAACGCGCCGTCTGGCGACGCCGCTGCCTCCCTGCTTGCCAGATGCGAGGTCTATGGGCCTTCGGTCACCGAGGCAATGAACCGCTTTTTGACCATGCGGCGCGAGATCAAGAAGCCGGTCAAATCCCGGCAGTCCGCAACCATGCTCTGGAACAAGCTCATGAACCTGTCCGGCGAAGACGCGGCGCACATGGCTGCGCTGCTCGATCTCGCGACGGAACGGCAGTGGCTGAGCCTCTTCCCGCTGAAGGACGACGAACTGCCAAAGCCCGCGAAGCGCGAGGTCGACACGGGAGGTGTTCGGTTCCTATGACGGATGAAAAAAAGCTTCTGGAGGCCCGGCAGGCCGTCCTGGGCGCAATGCTCATCGATGAGAAGACCGTCGGCCTTGTGCTGCAAGAAATCGTCCCGGACGATTTTACGACCGGGGCTTACCGGCAGGTGTTTCTCGCCTTCCGGGCGCAGTTCGCAGGCGGCGAGCCGTGCGATCCGGTGACGGTCAACGCGCGGCTCGGCGGAAAGTACGACAAGCTTCTCATGGAGCTGATCGAGGTCACGCCGACGGCGGCCAACGTGAAAGCTTACGTGCAGCTTCTCAAGCAGCAGGCCAGAGTGCACCGCTTGCAGGAGATCGCCCAGCGGATGCAGGAGGCCGAAGACGAGGACGATCTGCGCGGGCTGGTGAACGAAGCAAATGCCCAGCTGGTCGAGCGGCCGGGGCTGCGCGTGGTGGGCATGGAGGACGGCCTGAGCCGGTTTTACCAGCGGCACGACCCGAAAGCAAAGCCTGTGTACTTAGACTTCGGCATGGACGATATCAACGAAAACGTCTACGCCGGCCGCGGTGATATGGTCGTGCTCGGCGGGTATCCGTCGGACGGCAAGACGAGCCTTGCTCTGACGCTCGCCGTGCGGATGGCGAAGACGATACGCGTCGGGTTTTACAGCTTCGAGACCGACTGCGACAAGCTCTTTGACCGCATCATCGCCATGACGGCGCAGATCGGGCTTCCAAAGCTCAAGCTCAACGCCATGAACGAGAACGACTGGGAGACCGTCGCGGTGCTCTCCGAGCGGCTGGGGAATCTCAGTCTGGAACTCATCGAGGCCAGCGGCATGACCGTGCAGGACATCCGGGCGCACAGCTTATCCAAGCGCTACGACGTGATCTTCATCGACTACCTGCAAAAAATCCGGAGCGATATCACAGGCCGCGGCGCGGCTGACCAGTTTCAGGTCGTGTCCAAGATATCCAGCGATCTTCAGCAATTTGGCAGGCAAACCGGCACGCCGGTCATCGCGCTCTCGCAGCTCTCGCGCCCCGAAAAGAACAAGGGCGGTAAGATCCCGCCCCCGACGCTGGCCTCGCTTCGCTCCTCCGGCCAGATTGAGCAGGACGCGGACGTGGTCATGTTACTCTACCGCGAAGAGCCGGACAACAGCCGCAGCCGCCGCATTCTCAACATCGCGAAGAACAAAGAGGGCGAGGCGAATATCGGCATCATGCTGGCCTTCGACGGCCAGACGCAGACATTCAAAAAATCCGCTGCGCAGGCGCCGAGGCCCGAGCAGGACAAGCGCTGGAAGCAATGCTATGACGATGTGCCCGAACAGTTCAAACTGCCGGGCTAAGGGAACCTCTGAATCAATCCCCGACCGCGGACAACGGATCTTTTCCGCCAATCCTGCGGTTTGGAAAATGGGCAAATACACAAAGTATTCCACCATCTTCCAAACCTTGTCTTGACGAAAAATCTCTCGCTGCCCACAGCCGCTGATTGAATCAGAGATTCCCCGGAAAGGAGAAAACACCATGAAGGCAATATCGATTTTGAATCTCAAGGGCGGTGTGGGAAAGACCGTGACCGCCGTGAATCTGGCCTATATTCTGGCCGCCGACCACAAACAGCGCGTGCTGCTCGCCGACTGCGACAGCCAGTGCAACGCCACCGAGTTCTACGGGCTGACCGAGCGCGACCTTTACGGCGTGGCTGACATCATGCTCGGCACGTGTGAGCCGTACTACGCCGACAACCTTTCCCAGACGCTTTACGGCGTGGATCTGCTGCCCGCGTCCGACGCGCTGATGGACTTGGACCTCTCGGCCATCGGCAGCCGCGTCAATGGCAGCTGCCTGAAAGACCTGTGCGATGTGCTCCGCGAGGACAATGCGTATGACTACGTGGTCTTTGATTGCCCGCCGGCCTTTAACGCGGCCTCCGCCGCAGCGCTTCTGGCCTCCGACGAGGTCATCATCCCGATCAAACTCGACGCGTTCAGCCTGCGAGGCCTCGCGAATGTGTCCCGGCAGATCGATAATATGCACAAGATCAACCCGAAGCTCAAGATCGCGGGGGCGTTAATTACCATGTGGCGCAACACGCCGGTCGTGATCGAGGCAGAAGCGAGTCTCCGAAGTTGCGGCATCCTGCCGGTCTTCGAGCAGACCATCCGACGCACCGACAAGGTCGACGAAATGAC